TCGTTACACGCATGAAACACTTGCTTTAGCATTTTCAATCACTGAAGAAGCGATTGAAGACAACTTGTATGACAGACTCGCGTCTCGTTATACAAAAGCCCTAGCTAGATCTATGGCTAACGCTAAACAAGTAAAAGGCGCAAACGTTCTTAACAGAGCGTTCAACAGTTCATACACTGGCGGCGATGGCTTAGAACTTTGTTCTACAGCTCACACAATCGTTGCAGGGACTTTCAAAAACGAGCTTTCAACAGCTGCGGATTTGAACGAAACTTCATTAGAACAAGCACTGGTAGATATCGGTGTAATGAAGGACGAAAGAGGTCTTAAAATTGCAGCAAAAGGAGTTAAAATGATAGTTCCTAATGACTTGCAATTTACTGCAGAGAGATTGATGAAATCTGCTAAAAGAACTGGAACAGCTGATAATGACATCAACGCAGTTGTGTCTATGGGAATGATTCCACAAGGATATGTGGTAAATCATTACTTAACTGACTCAGATGCTTGGTTCATTAAAACAGATGTACCTAATGGACTTAAACATTTCGTTAGAGCACCTATCAAAACTAATATGGAAGGTGACTTCGAAACTGGAAACGTTAGATACAAAGCTAGAGAAAGATACAGCTTCGGCTGGTCTGACCCTAGAGGTATCTTCGGATCACCAGGTGCGTAATAAGTAAATAAATTAATGTGGCGGGACATAGTTCCGCCACATTTACCCTATAAAGTAAGAAATACGACTATGAAAAACTTTCGAGTACAAATTCGATATAATGGCTATTATGCTGACTTTAATGTCAGTTGTAAGGACACTCCTCAAGATATTGAAAATTCTATCCTTGACAAACTGGGAAAAAAAGAGGTAATATTCGAAAAAAACTCATTTACTTTTGGTAAATGGATAACCTATGAGGAGGTTATATATGACCCAAGACCTATACAAACAGAAGAAGTCCTTGGAGTTAAGTTGGGAACAAGAGCATCTTAAAGAGGGTAGATATACTCTCGAAATGACGAGAATTGATCATGCAATTAAAGAGATCATTACTCAGATTAAATTAGAAGAAGCTCGTCAGCAAGAACTTAGAAATAAAATTGCTGAATCTAAGGCTGAAGTTTCAATAGCTACTTAATAAAAAGCTATATATTCGGAAAATCTTTCCAGATCATATAAACTCTTGCGCTCTATTTAAAAAAGAGCTATAAAAATCTTACTATACAATTATTAAAGAATACTGACGCAGTATAGTCGACGGCCTAGAGACAGTATTCGCACAAAACTAGGAGGATTATAATATGGCAACAACTACTTTTAACGGTACAGTTAGATCCGATGGGGATATAAAGGTATCAACAAAAAGTTCAACACTTGGAACTTTTACTGACTACGCTGCTATTAAAAGCACGGGCGCAGTAGAAATCCAAAAAGTCGCAACTGATTATGACAACATAGTTGCATCAGGCACTTCAACTGGTACTAATAATGCTAGCTTAGGTACTGCAGCAACTCAATTCATGATCACACCTAACTCTCACGGGTCAGGAATTGCTGATACAGCAATTAATACATTCGTGAATAAAGTTGGTGGTTTAATCTACACTCACATTCTAATCGACCTTCATGGTGGACTAGCTTGTGGTGGTACAGCTGGCGATGCTATTGGTACTGATGGTGGAGCAGCTAATGCTTACATTGCAGAACTAACAACAGGTGTAAATGGTATACCATTCGAAATTGAAATGGCGTGCTTAGAAGTACCAACAGGTGGAGATCCAGATATTAATCTAGATTGTTCAGCTACAAGTTCAACTGCTGAAAACGCAGCGTTAACTAGTGGAACAAACTTATTAAATAATGGTGACCTTTCATTAGGTATGTATGTTTCTGCTGATGGTGGAGCAACACTTGCAGCTTTAACAAAAAAATATCTTTACCTAACATGTGGAACAGCTACTGAAGCTGCTTACACAGCAGGTAAATTAGTTATTAAAATCACTGGCGCAGCTTTTGATTACAATAACGGCTAATAAATAATAAACTCGGAGTGGGGTGTAATGACCCCACTCTTGAAAAGGAGGAGAATAAAATATGGCAGATTCAGTTTCAGCCGTCACACAATTTGATGGCGATAAAAAACTAATCACAACGTACACAAACATTTCTGATAATAGTGGTGGTACAACTACTATTGTAGATGTGTCAGGACTAAACACAAATCCAGTTGGAGCTTCTTGTTCCAGAGTTAGATTGAATAAAATATGGTATAATGTTTCTGTAACAGCACCTGTCGATGCTGTTAGATTATATTGGGACGCAGATACCGATGTTCAATTTTTAACACTTAATGGAGATGGACATTTTGACTTTAGTTCAATTGGTGGAATAAAAAACACTGAAGCAACAGGGGTAACAGGGGATGTTAAATTAACACTTCCTGCCGTTTCTGCTGGAGACACAGCGAGCGTACACTGCGAGTGGATTAAAGTATACGCATAAGGAGGTAGCATATGGCTAATACTACTTCTGGAACAGTCACGTTTGACAAGACATTCGCTGTTGATGAGATTATCGAAGAAGCTTATGAACGAATTGGCTTACAGTCTGTTTCGGGATATCAATTAAAAACAGCAAGGCGTTCTTTAAATATATTATTTCAAGAATGGGGCAATAGAGGTTTGCACTACTGGGAAGTAGGCGACACGAATGTTGATTTGATTGAAGGTCAAGCTGAATACACTTTCTATAGAGCATCAGGAGATGGAACTTCTTCTGTCACGGTTGGTGGCACAAGTGGTTCTTCTACTTATGGTGTAGCTGATATTCTAGAAGCAACTTATAGAACTGGAAGAACTGAAACAACTCAAGCTGATTCAGCTCTTACAAAAACAGATAGAGCAACCTATTCTGGGTTAGCTAATAAATTATCTAAAGGAACTCCTTCTAGATATTTTGTTCAAAGATTTATAGACAAAACAACAGTTACTGTTTACCCAACACCCGATTCAACAGCAGCATCAAAAGACATGCACATCTATTTTGTAAAAAGAATTCAAGATGCTGATGCAACTTATACCGATGCAACTGATGTTCCTTACAGATTTGTTCCTTGTATGGCTTCAGGATTAGCTTTTTATTTAGCACAAAAATACGCACCCCAAAGAGTACAAGAATTAAAATTATTATACGAAGATGAACTAGCGAGAGCTTTAAAAGAAGATGGTTCTTCCACAAGTACTTATATTACACCAGCTTCTTATTACCCAGGAACTTAATTATGCCATTTGCAAAAGGAAAATATTCAAAAGCTATATCAGACCGATCAGGAATGGAATTTCCTTATAATGAAATGCTTAGAGAATGGAATGGTTCTTTTGTTCATAAATCTGAACATGAACCAAGACATCCTCAAGATGAAGCAAAACATTATAGTACAGAAGGACATGGATTAAAAGATGCAAGACCTGCTAGAGCAGAAAATGAAGTATCTAGAATGTTAGAACCAAATCCTTTTGAAACTATTGCAGCTTCATCAGGAATTATAAATGTATTTGAAAAATCTCATGGAAGAGATACAAGTGACACGGTAAGATTTAGAGGTCCTATTTGGACAAGTTCGGATTCTGATGCTTATCAAAATCCAGTAGGCTTTGATGGTATTACTGGAGCTAATCTAGCTTATTCGTCAGGTTATTCAATTACCGTTGGCAAAAGAGATTCAAGCGGAGATATTACAAATACAGAAGACTACTATCACTTTACTGTAAATACAAATACTGCTACAAGTGGAGGAGTATCAGGAGGAGGCAATAGTTGCTCGGCAGGACCCGCAACTATAACAGCATAATATGGCAGGATTCACTTATTCAACATTAACAACAGCAATTCAGAACTATACTGAAGTTGGAACCTCTGTATTATCAAGCACGATTACAGATCAATTTATTGATAATTCAGAATTAAGAATACAAAGAGATATTCCAATTGATGCAGATAGAAGAGAAGTTATAGGTAATTTAGTAGCTTCTAAAGACAACATTCACGCGCCCGCGGGAACTTTATTTGTGAGAGATATTCAAGTTTATACGTCAACAACTGCTGCGACAGGAGCAAATAGCTTTCTTCTTAAAAAAGATCTTAGCTATCTGAGAGAATACGATGCAGCTGAAACAACGACTGGAACACCTAAATATTATGCAATGTCTGGAGGAGGAGCAACAGGTGCTGGAGCTACATCCTCAGGAAAAATAATTATTGTACCTACTCCATCATCAGCTTTTATGTATAAATTACATTATAACTCAAGACCATTAGGATTGAGTTCAGCAAATACGACAACTTATTTAAGTTTAAATTTTGGCAATGGACTTTTATATGCATGCTTGGTAGAAGCATTTAGCTATTTAAAAGGTCCAATGGATATGCTACAACTCTATGAACAGAAGTATCAAACTGAAGTACAAAAGTTTGGTTCTGAACAAATTGGTAGACGTAGACGGGATGATTATACGGATGGAGAACCACGTATACCTGTTCCTCAACAGACACCGTAAGGATTAAAATATGGCAACACTAACAACTAAAGTAATAGAAGAAATCACACTAAACAATAATAGTTATAATAGCGAAAGATCGTTAGATATTTCTAGTGTTAATGAAATTGTTAAAAGAATTGTTACAATATCAACAACAGAAACAGGACTATTAGGTTTTGCTACAGCTTCTTCAACAGATTTATCAAAAAGTTATCTAGCAGGGCAGTTTGATGAAGACGATGTTAGATATATTAGAATTACAAATTTAGATTCAAGCAACCATCTTACATTAATTTTTAGAGATGAAGATAGTACAGAGTTTGCTATTAAAGTAGACGCGGGTCACTCGTTCATTTATCCAGGTGATAATAGCGGTGGCGTGATTGATACGATGCATGCAGGCGGTTCTGCATTAACGGTATCATTAAATGATTTAGTAGATATTACGGCACAAGCAGATACGTCTTCTGTAGATGTAGAAGTTTTTGTAGGAAGCGCATAGGAGAAATATGGCATCGACATATACAGATATTGGAACGGAGTTAATGACTACTGGCGAAAACGCTGGTAATTGGGGAACAAAAACAAATACTAATTTAAAAATTTTAGAAGAAGCCGTTCGTGGTTATGTTGCACAATCAATTGCAGGTGGTGCACAAACAACTGCTTTAACATATACAGATGGTACAGTAGGTGATGCTGCAAGAAATGCAGTTATCGCTTTAACGGGAACGATTACAGGAAATCAAGTTGTAACTGTAACAGCTAAAGAAAAATGGTGGATTATAGATAACCAAACTACTGGAGCTTACACAGTTCAAGTTCTGGTATCAGGTCAAACAGGTGTGACTTGGGCTACAACAGATAAAGGAACAAAAATATTATATTGTAATGGTACAGATGTTGTTGATACTGGAATAGCATCTAATAAATTTGCACCTGATTCTGCTGATGGAGAAGCTCTTGGAAGTTCATCAAAAGAATTTTCTGATTTATATTTAGCTGATAGTGGTGTTATCTATTTTGGTAATGACCAAGATACAACTTTAACACACACAGATGGTACAGGATTAACTTTAAATAGTACCAACAAACTTCTTTTTAGAGATACTGGTTTATACATTAATTCATCTACAGATGGTCAATTAGATTTAGTCGCAGACACAGAAATACAAATTGCTGCAACAACAATAGATATTAATGGTGCAATTGCAATGGATGGTGCCATTACAGGTGCTACTAATATTACTTTATCAGGAGAATTAGACGCTGCAACTTTAGATATTAGTGGAAACGCAGACATAGACGGAACTACAAATTTAGATGCCGTTGATATTGACGGTGCAGTACAATTAGATGCAACTTTTACAGTTGGTGCTGATGATCAAGGATATGATGTTAAATTCTTTGGAGATACAGCAAGTGCTTATATGCTATGGGATACATCAGCAGATGATCTTGTATTAGCAGGTGCTGCTGGAATTGATTTAGCTGGAGATATAGATGTTGATGGAACTGCAAACTTAGATGCCGTTGATATTGATGGAGCTGTTCAAATTGATAATACAATAACGGTTGGTGCAGACGATCAGGGATATGATATAAAATTTTTTGGTGACACAGCAAGTGCTTACATGTTGTGGGATACATCAGCAGATGATTTAGTACTAGCAGGTGCAGCAGGAATTGATCTTGCAGGGGATATTGATGTTGATGGTACAGCTAATTTAGATAATACAGATATAGATGGAACTTTCGCTGTTGATGGCACAACGATTTCATTAGATGCAACGACATCTTTAAATATTGATAATTCAAATACTTCAAATGGAATTACGATAGGTACTGCAACTTCAGGTGTACCTATTTCAATTGGACACACAACTTCTGAAGTAACAATTAATGACAATCTTACAGTTACAGGAACTTTAACTCTTGGTTCTAATGCAGAATTAACAGAAGCAGAATTAGAATTTTTAGATGGAATTACGGCAGGTACCGCAGCAGCAAGTAAAGCGATGGTTGCGGATGCTAATATAGACATTACGGGTGGTAGAAATATTACCATTAGTGGAGAATTAGATGCAGCCACTTTAGATATATCAGGTAACGCAGACATAGACGGAACTACAAATTTAGACGCTGTTGATATTGATGGTGCAGTTCAATTAGATTCAACATTTACAGTTGGTGTAGATGATACTGGATACGATGTTAAATTCTTTGGTGCAACTTCTGGAGCGTACATGCTTTGGGACGAATCTACAGATGATCTTGTATTAGCTGGAGCAGCAAAATTATATTTATATGATGCAGCAGGTGGTGAATATCTTTCATCTTCAGGATCGGCATTAACAATTGCTTCAGGTTCTGCAGCATGGGAATTACCCGCATCAGATGGATCAGCGAATCAAGTATTAAAAACAGATGGTTCTGGAAATTTAGATTGGACTTCAATCACATCAGCAACTGTTACGGCTTTAAACAATGCAACAGCGAATGAATTAGTAACCGTTGGTGCTACAACAACAGAATTAGATGCAGAAGCAAACTTAACGTTTGATGGTACCGATGTATTATTAGGTGGTGCTGGTAAACTTCAATTAAGAGATACAGCTATATTTATTAATTCATCTACAGATGGTCAATTAGATATTGATGCCGACACAGAAGTAGAAATTACAGCAACAACAGTAGACTTAAATGGTATTCTGGATGTTAGCGGTGTATTAGTCGCTGGAGGACAAATCTCAGCGTCTGACGGAACGGCAGGTGCGCCTTCCATTAGTAATACAGGCGATCTTAACACAGGATTCTTATTTAGTGCTGCAGATACTATGCAATTTAGTTCTGGTGGAACATCTCAATTTACCATGGCTGATGGAGCCATTACTCCAGTAACCGATAATGATATTGATTTAGGGTCTAATTCTTTACAATTTAAGAATTTATATGTAAATGGTACAACTTTTACTGATGCCCTGGGTTTTGGTACAACAGTGATGACACTTCCAACAGCAGATGGAGATGCGGATCAAATATTGAAAACAGATGGTTCAGGAAATATAGGTTTTGCAACATCATCAGGAATAGGAATGGGAAAAGCTATTGCAGCTGCTCTCGTTTTCGGTTAAAAGGATAAGGAGAATAAATTATGGCAATACCTAATATAGTAAATGTAGCAACAATTCATGCAGAAACCCTAGTTGCGGTTTTAACCACAACGTTAACTACAACTCTAGCTACTGGAGAAGCTGAGCACGTATACAAGATTAATGTTTTACGATGCACTAATATCACTGATAATGATGCGACAGTTACAATAGATATTGAAAAAGGTGGCACTCATAAAAAGATAGCAAATGAAGTTACTGTTCCCGCTAACTCAGTTGTTGATGTTATCGACAAAACTAATTCATTTTATCTTGAAGAAACAGATTTAATTCGTGGAGGCGCTTCCGCTGGATCCACAATAGATTGCGTTATATCGTACGAAGCTTTGGCAGATTAGGAGAACTAAGCTATGGCTACTAGTTATCCTAGACGAGACCAAGCCAGCGGACTTTGGCGACTTTCTGACATTACATCCAATATAAAAACTGAAGGTACATGGCCTAATGCTGATGCAAAAGGAATTTTTGCAGGTGGACAAACTCCAAGTGATTCCAACATTATTGACTATATCACTATCTCTTCCACAGGAGACGCTGTTGATTTTGGAGATTTAAGCGCAGCAAAAAAAAGAGGCGGCTCAGGTTCATCTTTCACTAGAACTTTATTTGGGGGAGGATATCCCTCAACTAATGTTGTTGAATATATTACTCCTTCGTCTTTAGGAAACGCAGCGGACTTTGGAGATTTAACAGCTGCCACAGGAGCTTGTGGTGGTTTTTCAAATCAAATCAGATTTGTTAATTTTGGTGGCGGTGCGCCCAGTTACACTAATGCAATGGATTATTTTACAATTGCTTCGATTGGTAACGCTACTGATTTTGGTAATTTATCAACCGCACAAACTTCTGGCGCTGGATCAGCAAGCCCAACTCGAGGAATTGCAGCGGGAGGATTTGCTTCCCCTGCTGATGCAATGTCAAACGCTATTGATTATTTTACGATTGCGTCTGCGGGTAATGCCACTGACTTTGGAAATTTAGCAGCAGCTATTGAAGCTATGGCATGGTCATCAAGTAATACTAGAGCTGTAAGTGCTGGTGGTGCAACGGCTCCTTCAAACAATAATGAAGTTAATACTCTTCAATCTATTAAATTTGCAACAACAGGAAACACTATAGATTATGGAGACTTAACAGGAACTGTTTGGTATGGGACTAGTGCTTCAGATGGAAAAAGAGGAATACACGCGGGTGGAAGAAGGCATCCAGTCAGTCAGGTTAATATTATAGACTATTATTCATTAACCTCAGCGGGAAATGCAGCAGACTTTGGAGATTTAACTGCGGCAAGGATTCTTTGTTATAGTGGATCTAATGGTCCAGGACATGGCGGTCTTGAAGCATTTGATCCGAGACCATTACATGCTGGAGCTGGAAGAGCTTTATTTGGTGGAGGATATACACCCTCTAATATAGCAGCTATTGATTATTTAGATATAGCTACAACAGGAAATGGAGCTGACTTTGGAGATTTTAGTGCAGTAACTTTTAATGGTTCTGCTGTTTCAGATGCGATCCGACTCATAAATTTTTCTGGAGGCAATCCAGGATCCAATGTTATTTCAAGAGTTAATTTTGCAAGTTTAGGAAATTCATCAGACTTTGGAGACACAACTATTACAGCCAGAGGAAGAACTGCTGTTGGTAGTCAAACTCGAGGTGTTTGCGGTGGAGGATATACTGACGGCACAGGATATAGAAATGTTATGGATTATATTACGATTGCTTCCGAAGGTAATGCTCAAGATTTTGGAGATTTTTCAACAAATCATAATCAAGGTTCAACTTCGAATAAAACAAGAGGATTATTTGCAGGAGGTCATGATGGTTCAACAGCAGGACTTGTTACTATAGAATATATTACAATAGCTTCAACAGGAGATTCAACAGATTTTGGAGATATGACGGTAGGTCGTTATACTTTAGGAGGATGTGCTAGTGCGACACGAGGAGTTTTTGTTGGTGGAAAAGGAAATCCTGGAGGTGGAGCAGCAATAACTAACGTTATGGACTATGTAACCATTGCTTCTGCAGGAGATGCATCCGATTTTGGTGATACATCAGTTACAAGATATCGGCTTATTAGTACAGATAATGGCATTCGAGGTGTTAATGGCGGAGGACTAGCTCCAGCAAAATCAGATGTACTTGACTACATAACGATTGCTTCTACAGGAAATGCTACTGACTTTGGAGATTTAACGGCTGTTAGAGCGGGATCTTCGGCAGCTTCAGATTCTCGAGGTGGACTTAAAGATTAAAATATAGTATACCTATTATATGAAAGAGATATTTTTCCTAAACGGATTACCACGAGCTGGCAATACTTTGTTTAGTTCAATCATGAATCAAAACCCTAAAGTTGCTGTTTCAGCCAATAGCATTTGTGCGGATATGATGGGTGAATTATTTACTTTAAAAAAAACAGACATCTTTCAAAATTATCCAGATCATAAATCTTTTGATAATGTAGCTGCTAAAGTGTTTGAACATTATTATCAAGACTGGAAAGCAGATTACATTAT